ATTAATTTTTGAAATAGTTTGTAACTACTTGAAACAAAGGCAGTCACAAAACTAATTCCCCATATATATTATATATTACCTATTAAAATACGTGCGTGTGCGCGTGAAAAAGTGGCTGCGCAACATCCACAAAATCTTATTTGCACACAAAATCCACATAACTCTGGAAAGCCTGATTTTCAAATAGATAGTATTTTTTAATATGAATGTTAAGACGAATTAACACAAAATATTTTTTATATGCGGATTTATTTTGTAAATTTGCACCCAGAAATCAACGAAAAGTCAAATTTAGAGCTATACAAGAACCCTAATATGAAGTAAAGTTGATTAAGAAGCACGGCAAGATTAAGGTTGAAGGAGGAGTCCTTTACCGACGGGAGCTGGACGAGGCCCTGGACAAGCTTCCCGATGACGAATATCTCTTCGTCTTTGCCAACAAGGACAAGAACAGGGCCATGAACAAGCTCTCTTATCTACACTCTGTTGTATTGAGAACGATAGCCGAGAAGCTTGCTGAGCGCAATCCGGATCAAGTTCCGGTGACACCTACTGAGTTATACAGGTATTTCGAAGAGATCTTCGCGCCGATTCATACCTGCGTAATTAATAATGAGAAGTTTGAATACTTCGACCTGAAATCGGAATCGTCAGCTGAAATAGGGGCAGTAAGTGAGAAAATTGCCCAGTATGTCGAAAAGAAGTGGGGGATACATGTTCCAACCGAAGAAGAGTTGAATTCGGAACCATACTATAAGACATACGCCGAAGCCTATCTCAATCAGTGGAAAGGCTACTGGTCAGAATTTTTATCTCGTCGTAAAGAATTAAAAAAAGATGAGTGAGAATTCTAAAATCAATTACAGAGATTTACTTAAGAAAACTGCGGTAACCTATGAACAGACCGTAGAACGTGTCAAATCCGAGCAGCAGAGACCCCAGGTGGACCGCTTCCGTATTGGTGAAGATGGTGATTATGCAGTGCGTATTCTTCCGCTTGCTCCGTACATTACAAGTGACGGTCAGATCGATGAGACACGTCCTCTGCGTGAGTCATTTGAGTATCCGTTGAAGCAGATGTTCCTTGACATCAAGGGCGAACCCAAGAAGAAGGGTGGTAAGCCATCTGTTATCAACATCCCAGTTATTTGTGCTACCCAGGATGGTGTCGGCAAGTCTGTTGACCTGATTGATACCTACAAGAAACTTGTCAAGGAGTATTATCCTGATGACAAGGAGATCATCGACCTGGTAAACAAGGGCCGTTTCGAGAAGGGACTGAAGTGGAGCTATTTGCGCGTCCTCTATGTGTTCGACCTGGATTCCAACAAGCGTACACCTCTTCTGTGGCAACCTTCTTTCGCACAGTACAATGATTTCGTTGATCGCCAGATTAAGCTCTGGGATAAGCTGAAGGCCAAGAATTCCGATGCTGAGGATCCCCTGGCTGGTTTCGGTGTTTCTTACGCTCTGGAAATCACACGTAAGACCGAGAACAAGAAGACTGGATATTCTTTCAATATCGATATGACCAGTGAGGACGAGCTGGATGATAAGGATATGGAGGCACTGTTCAATGCTCCACGTATTCCTGATGTCATCTATCGTTACACCAAGTATCAGATGGAGGCCACTATTGAGTTCTTGAAGCAGTATGACGAGGAACATGGTCTTGACATCATGCAGGAAGAGGCTATGCTGAATGCAATCGATAAGCTGAAGGGTGAACTGGATGCCAACGACCAGAGCCACTTCGATCTTGCTACTGCCGGTGACGGTAAGGGTGAAGGTGGTGCCGGTAAGCTGACACTGGAGCAGTTGAATGACCGCTACGACGCACTTCTGGATGCTGGCCTTGCTGATGATTCAGACGAGGGCATCGAGCTTCGTGAGGACATTCGCGCTTACGTTGAGGAGAACGGCCTGAAAGTTACGATGAAGCATTCTATGAGCACTGCCGACATCCTGGATGCAGTGGAAGAGGCTGAGCAGAACAAGCCTGCCACTACCACTAAGAAGGACGAGCCCGAACCCGAACCCGAACAGCCCGCACGTCGCTCTCGTCGCGCTGCTGAGGAGGCTCCAGAGAAGGAAAATGAACCCGAACCAGAGCCAGAACCTGAGCCCGAACCTGAGCAGACTGGTCGCCGTCGCCGTGCTGCAAGACCAACACGCGAGGACGATAATGATGCAGCTCCTGAGAACAAGGAGAATGAGACACCAGCAGAAGAGAATACAGGTGAGCGTCGCCGCCGTCGCCGTTCAACCGCCGAATAATCTACGCATCTTCTTTTAATTCTGGGAGGTGTCGCTCCCCATAAAGGACTGACACCTCCCTTAATAATTAAAAAGTATAGGTTATGAAGCATCCAAGATTTTTATTGGTCAATGATCTTCATGTTGACAAGAACTGCATTGAGGATTTCAATCTCAACTGGGATGAAATGCTTGAACAGTGTAAGGCCAACAAGGTAAGTTCTGTTGCCATCGGTGGTGACATCTTCACTTCCAGGTCTTCTCAGACTTTGGATGTATTGATGACTGTCCGCGATGCATTTGAACGTGCTGAAAGGGCTGGTGTCACGTTGTGGATTGCCTTAGGAAACCACGATCTTCTGGACCAAGAGGCTACTTATGGCTATCCAGATATTTTTAATTCCCATAGCAATGTGTGTCTGATCAATGATAAACCTGAGATTCTTGAAGTTGGTGACGATTTCTACTTGGCTGTTATGCGTTACTGGAAGGAAGAAACAACCTTCCCAGGTAAAATGAAAGAGCTTCGTGAAATCCTTTCTGAAAAAGATATAGACCCCAGTCAGGTCATTCTTTATATTCATGAGGGCATTCATGGTGGCCTTGGTGATTTTGAGGCTCCAAATGAAGTTCCTCAGGAAGTCTTTAAGGGATTCAAGAGTGTTTTGGTAGGGCATTATCACAACCGAAAGAAAATTGAAGGAACAAAAATCGAATACATAGGTTCTTCTCGCCAGGCTAATTTTGGTGAGGATGAACACAAGGGTTATACTTTGCTGTGGTCAGATGGTACTTATTCATTTATTGAGAACCAGGTCAACACTCGTTATGTGACTTTTGAAAAGGATTTTGATGAACTGAATGAATCAGCTCTCAAAGCCATTTCTGAGTGGCGTGATGATGACTACAAGATACGTTTGAAGATTAATTGTACGGATGCCCAGTCCAAATTGATCGACAAACAGGCTCTTTTTGCAGCTGGAGTAACTAAAATTGAGGCTGAGACGGAGGAAACAAAGGTAGAAAAAGTGACCGATGAAGACCTCAGTAAGAAGTTTGACAAGAAAGGTATCCAGACTGAATATGAAGCTTACTGTAATGGTAAGAATATCAATAGTGAACTTGGTATGAAATATCTTAATCAGATTTAATTATGGAGCGCAAGAGGTTTTTCTTAGGTTTGTTTTTCGCACTTTTAGGTCTTTTTAATTGTGTGATAATCGGTAAGTTGCTTACCATTGTTCATGATGGTGCATGGGCTTGTGCTGCTATGTTGGCCTTCATGTTGAATATTCTCGTTGCTGGAGTTATGGTGATTGTGTTTGCACTCAAATATCGTGATTAGTTATGTGGAATCTACAGTCTATTGAAGCAAGAAATATATGCTCATTCACCAAGCTTCAGTTTTTTATGAAGCAGAATGTAGCAACACTCATTTTCGGCAATAACGAGGATGATGGAGAGAATCAGCAGCACAATGGTTCTGGAAAGTCGGCATTCATGGAGTGTATTGGCTTTGGAATCACTGGTGAGGCTTTCCGTAAGGTTGATACCATCGAGGATATAATTCGTGATGACGAAGATTATGCAGAGGTTAAGTTGGATCTCTACAATCAGGAGTCAGACAAGCGAATGATAATCTCCAGACGTATTGAAAGAGGCCAGTCACAAAAGGTCGAAGTCACTATTGTAGAAAATGAGGAGCCATCATATATTCCATTTGTGTCTGTTATTGAGACCAATCGCCAGATACTTGAAATCCTGGGAATCTCAAAGGATGATTTGTATCACAATTATCTCTTGAATGCCAATCGTTTCAAGTCGTTCTTTAATTCTTCTGACAAGGAGAAAAAAGAAATCATCAATACTTTCTCGAATGGTATTATTGTTGACGAGGCCATCGAAAAGTTGAAGGTTGATATTGAGGCAGCTGGTGAAGAGGCAGACAAGGCTAATTTGGAAGTTTCCAGAGTTACCGGTGCTATTGAAGCCATTCAGTCACAAATTGACGAGGCAGAAAATAATGCCGAAGCTATGGAGTCTCAGCGTAAGGAAAAAGTTGACGCTTTGAAGTCTAAGATTGCTTCTGAGCGTGAACAGATACGTTCTATCCAAAAGGAGATTGACGATGCACATGACGATGCCACAAAACTCAATAATGCAGCTATTAAGATTGAATCTATTGAGGATGCCGGTTTGGATTTGACTACTCTGAATCACCAGGTCAAGAAAGTATTGACGGAGGTTGGTTTTGAGTCTAAGATGACAGACTGGAATCTTAGAATTCAGAGTCTTAACGAGAAGAAGGAGAAGGATTCCCAGCTTGTTTCTGAATTGAATGCTGAGTTGACTGGTATCCAGGCTAAGTTGAATGAGAGTAAGCGTCAGTTAGAAGAAGCTGGAGCAGAATATAATAAGGTGAAAGAGTCAAATCATCAGAAGGACGATGCTGATCAGAAGGAGATTCTTGAAATTCAGGAGGACATTAAGAAATATGAGGAAAAGTCCAAAAAGATTCTGAACGATATTATTGCCACCAATGAACAGATTGCTAATGCCAGACACGATATTGTAAAACTGACAGCCGCTATCAATGGTGCCGTTGAATGCCCGAATTGTCATCATAAGTTTGCTTTGGATTCAAATTTGTCCGTTGACGAGCTTAAGGTTGAACTGGATCAGAAAGATGCCAGTGTAAAGAATATGGAGGAAGATGTTGAGTCTTACAGATCTAAGAAATCCAAGAATGACGAGGAAATCGAAAATTGCAGACTTGACATGCAAGATATTCGTGATGACATCCAGAAACGTTCTAATGCACTGAGTGAGCTCTTCAATAAAGGACAGGCTTTCCGTCATTCTTATAATGGCAATAAAGAGGAATTCGATAAGTTGGAAGAGCGTATCAATTCTTTGAAGTCCAGTATCAGTAATGCTGAGAACGAAATCGCAAAACTCTCAGAATCTATTGTTACTGAGGCACTGGATATTCTGGATGGTCAGATTGATGAACTGGGGCGTACACAGAAAACCAAGAAGGCTCAGATTGAAGGCTGTAAGTCGGCTATTGAGGTTAATGAAGCTTCTATTAAGGAGCTGGAGAGTGCTACGGTTTCGGATCATGTTGATAAATTACGTGCTACCTTGGAATCTAAGGAATCAGAAAAGAAAGAGGTTGATGCCGTGTTCCGTGAGAAGCAAGCAGCTCTCAATGAGTTGAAAGAACAGGAAGTGCGTTTTGTTAATTTCAAGACTCACTTGGCTAATACCAAAATCAATTCGATCTCCCAGATTACAAATCAGGTGCTCCAGGACATCAAGAGCCCAATCCGTATTCATCTTTCTGGATTTACTGTTACTAAGTCTGGTAAGGTGCGTGATAAGATCTCAGTATCGGTATCTAAGAACGGTATTGATTGTGGTTCATTCCTGAAGTGTTCTGCTGGTGAGAAGGCGCGTATTATGTTCGCCAACATAGTAGCCATGCAGCGAATGACTAATTTGACAGCAATTGGCGGTGGTCTGAATCTCATTTGTATTGACGAGATTATGGATAACTGCGAAGAGGCTGGTCTTATGAGTGTCGCTGAAATGGCGAATGAGTTGGGTATTACAGTCTTGATGATTACCCAGGGAAAGACCTCTGAGAATTACCCATACGAATTGGTTGTTACCAAGCGTTGTGGCGTGTCGTTCATTTCTAAACAACCGAAATCAGATGAAGACGCTTAATGATGTATTGCAGGCGGGACTTCGTAAAAACGAGGTCCTTGCCTTGGATATTGCAGAGCACTGCGGTTATTACTCCAGTGTTGACAACTATGGTGTGGCACATTTCCCAGCTAATGACAAAGCACCAAAATATCTTGGTGCCGACTATAGCCAGTATGTTGCGTTTGCCGACTGGTTGGAGAAGATGATCATCGATAACGGTATTAAGGTTTTGGCTGTTGAGGATTTGAAATTCTCAAAATTCGCACTGGCCACTATCAAACTTGCCCAGCTTCATGGAATAATGCTTCTCGTAGCTGCCGAAATGGATATTCCGGTTAGGTATTTCAATGTACCAAGCATCAAGAAACACACCACTGGTGATGGACGCGCTGACAAGGCTAAGATGTTGAAATATGCAGCAGAACGGTATCACCTTGATTTTGAAGGAAAGCATGATGCCTGTGATGCATCATGTGTCTGGTTCTATTTTATTCATTTATACAATAACGATTTAAAACGATAAAATTATGGGATGCGTAGCAAAAACAAAAAAGCTTAAGTTCTCCAAAATGCTGATGGAGGATGTTCTTTTGACACTTGTGACGAAGTATGTTTTGTATCTTCGTGGTGAGGAAATGTTTAAGTTCAATGGTGTTCCAGTGGACACGACTGTTACTTATCATGAGGATGGTTCCTTTACGCCGACTGAAGAAGGCATAGCTGAGACCTTCAAGTTCATGAATAACTTGTGGGAGCGTCAGGTCAGACACCGTATAAAGCAGGATGCCTGGCCAAAGTATATCGATATGTTTAAACAGTCAATTTCGAAGGAATGGAACGCAAGCAAGAAGTCTTCTTCGACAGCAACGGAAAGCCAATCCTAAATGGTAAGGATCCCAGGGTAAACAATGAGTTATTCGAGAGGTATATACTTCCGAATTACGATATGGTGCTTACGCTGACCAGGAAATATACTGACCGTCCGGAGAACGTTGACGAGAATTTTGCCATCGTTCTCACGGAATTCTACAAGTATATTCAGTCTTACAATCCGGAAAAGCCGCTAAAAACCTGGATACATATCTGTACTAAACGTTGCTGCCAGGAACAGAATAAGAGACGGTTCGATCAGGACTCCAAATATTCTGATAACGACCCGTATTCTTCATCTGTAGCCAGAGAGCACATTATGCAAACTGGAGCTTTTACTACGCATGATATGAGTCATGGGCTCTCAGATGAAATAGTAACCGCCCTGAGAATGATTCAACCTCATAAGTTGTCGGCATTCATTCTTCAGGTGCAGGGTTACTCAATCAAAGAGATTACTGAGATTGAATTCATGCGTGGTCACTTGAAACGTAAAAACGAAGAAAACGTCAAGAGCAGAATCTTCCAGGCCCGTAAGGAACTGAGGGAGCTTTTGAATCGAGACGGAACCATCAAAAGTGAGTTGTTGAAGTTGATATTAAAAAAGAGGATGCAAGGTGGAACAGGAGAAGGTAAGTAGAACGATTAAGATTTTCGTTCGTATCATCAATAAAATAGACCCAAAGTTCAGATTGCCTGGTGGTGGTCAACCTGAGCTGTACATTGCAAATGGTCTTGCTGGTCTGGAAAAGATGTTCCCGATGGGTATGTCTGACCAAAGAATTGCAGACTATATCGTGTATCAATTATATAGATATGCAGACAATATAGCCGGTATTGCGCCCACACACTTCCAGTATTCCTGGTGCTTCAGTGAAAATGCCCTGGCTAAATACAAGAATCAGTATTTTGGAACTGGAAATCCCAGAATTGATTATTATATCGACCAATGGCTAAAGGAACTTGGTATCCAGCGTCATCAGGTCGTAGAATATATCTCAGGACCAAAACCTAATAAGTGGCGAAAATATGTGGAAATGCCAAGTGATGAATTGGTAAAGCGACGATTCCACAATACAGAAAACGGATTTGTGCTCTGTTCATCAAAAACAATGGGCTGGAGTCCTGGTTCAAAGGCATGTCAAGAATGCAATTATGTTGAGAAATGTAAGACAGTAACTGGAAGAAGATACCCAGAACTGCTTAGACTGAGAGAAGAAAAATAAGAATTAAAAGAAGATCAATTATGGCAACAATTAAGAAAAAAGTTTTGACGGTTGAATATCTCCGTCAATTGTACTGGGGTGCGATCAACAATAGTTTTGTGTGTTCAGCAGTTAGTCAGTACATGGAGTCCGAGCTTCTTCCAACTCAGGATTTCCAGACCCTTCATGAGGCCATTAAAAAACATTTTATGACTCATAAGGATGCTCCGAAATATGGTATTATCAAACAGACAGTGGCTTCCAGTCGCGCTGTTACGGAGTTGTTGGAAGAGATTCATGATGATGCCCAGGATATTGAGCCAGAGGTTCTTTTAGAGCAGCTGGAAGAGTATCTTAAATTGACGATGTTTCAGAGGGCATATAAGGAAGTGGGTAAGAAATATCAGAACGGTGATGGAACAGAAGCTATGGCCTTGTTTTATCAAGAAGCCAAGAAAATCGAGCAATTTACTCTCAAACAGGAGGATTTTATCGATGTTGTAGGTTCTTTCCGTGAACGCTATAATGACAACAAAGAACGTCACCAAGAGAACAGTCGCAAGAAAGCAGTCACCAGTTTCTATATCCCTCAGTTGGACGAAATGAATCATGGTCGTAATCTTCGCGGACAGGAGACTTTGTTTCTGGCACAAACTGGTGTCGGAAAATCTCATGTTGCCAGATGGATTGGTTCTAATGCCTGCTACACAAGCGGGCTGAATGTTCTCCATATCCAGTTGGAAGGTAAGACATCAGAAACAACCGATGCTTATTCTGCTGGTCTTGTCGGTTGTGAATCCTATTTGTATGAGTCTGGTCTCATTAATGAACACTCCATGCAGCAGTATCAGAAAATTGTCGAAATGGCAGCTGGTACGTTGGTTGTTCGTGGATTCCCGAAGTTCGGTAAAGAAATCACAACTATAGATATTAAGAACGTTCTGGAAGAGTATCGCAAGAAATATGGGTATTATCCAGATGTGCTTATTATTGACTCTGTAGATTTGTTAGGTGATTCTACTGGCCGTAACTGGGGTGAGAAGGGTCAGCGTTTCAAGCGTATCCAGGTTTCTAAGGATTTGAAGGATATTGCAGACGATTATGATTTGTGGTGTGTTGGAACTTACCAGGCCAATATTTCAGATCCGAAATTGACAGAGGACGAAAATTTTGTTCTGACAGAATATAACTGTTCTGAGGCTAAAGGTTTGGCCTGGGCACTTACTCACCTTATATCTTTGAATCAGACATCCAAGGAGCGTAAGGAACGCACTATGAGGCTTTATACGGCCAAGTCCAGATTCTTCCCTAAGGGTGAGCCATTCAGAATCGCAACAGACTATGAACATGAAAAATTCATTGATGTCGAACGTACTATGAATATGGCAGATTAGGGATTGAAAATTATTTCAAAGAAGTGCTAACAAATCTAAATATCGGTGTATGAGGTATTGTTTTTGGGATTGAAAATCACTATCTTTGCACCGATATTTCAATTGAAGTAGGGCATAATTCCCAATAATTAGTTTTTCCCAGGAGGGAATTATGCAGGATGCAGATCTCAGATGAAAGAAAACAGATTATTGTCCGTGAGCTCTGTGCAGAATTAAATGGAAGAGTTGACGGCGGTGGTAAAAACATCGTGGTTCCGATTTGTCCCTATTGTGGTAAGAAAGGTGGCAAATTCGGAATCTATGTAGGCCAGAATGAGAAGAAGTTATTTTGGACTCATTGTTTCTCATGCGGGCATACCACCAAGGATTTCAACAAGTTTTTGGAAGACATCGGACGTTTGGACCTGGAAGTCAAGGAAACCTCAGACTTCAATATGACTGTTGAGGACGAGATTGACTTTTTGGAAGATGAGGATGATGACCAGGAACTTATCGAAGTTGAAATGCCAAAAGGCTGGAAGCGTTTCTTCAAGAACAAGTATTTGAAGAGTCGCGGTTTCATTATGGAGTTGTACGACATGTTTCCAGTCGGCAACACCAGAGGTATGAACTGGCAGTACGATGATTATGTGATTTTCCAGATTATCATGGATGGTGTTTGTGTCGGATATATCGGTAGAAATATCCAGAGTAAAGAGGTTATCGATGAACACAATGCCCGTTCAAAGTTTCAGATACGTCGGTATTTGAATTCTACCGAAAATGATTTCTCCAGACTCCTATTTAATTATGATAGCATTGTTTCTGGGGAGACGCACACTGTTATTTTGACTGAAGGAATCTTTGACACAATAAGGCTGGTGAAGATGTTCGAACTATATGAGAATCACATGATAGTTCCTGTGGCTACGTTTGGAAAGAAGATCTCACAGTCTCAAATGTTGTTATTACAAAAGAAAGGTGTTAGCCAGATTATTGTGGCTTATGATATGGATGAAGTCGGTAAAGAAGCCATTACGAAGACGATGGCGCAGCTTGACCCATATTTTGACGTGTTGGCTCTCCAGTTACTTACTGATAATGCTAAAGATATTGACGAATGTGATTGGTGGGAACTTTATGATTCCTTTGCCTATGGTTTGAAAGAGCAAGTCGAATTTAACTTAAATGAAATATGAATTACAAAACCGCTGAGAAAAAGTTTCTTCAAGATTATTGTGAGGGATGTGAGAATGGTCCATTTTATAAGGATGACCTGGTAAATGCCTTTAGGTCTGGCCGTAAATGGAACTTCAAGCAGATGTTTATTGACTGTAAGAAACAACAGCCCAGACAAAATGATGACGATATTGCAGTCATTTGTAGTCTGGGTGATGAAGCTCCATTCTGTTTTGGTTTTGAGGTTGTCACGGTAAAGGGTTATGAATACCAGAATTTTGCCGAGAAGACACCATATAAGCCTCTCTTTTGGGTTCGTTTGCGCAGTATATTGTCAATTTTAAATGGAGGCTGGAGTAAAGATGAGCGAAATAAATGATTTAAAACAGTGGCTTGATGACCACATGATTTCTCATAAGATTTTGAAAGATGTGGTTACGATTCCCGAATTTGGCAGATGCCTCTTCCAGGATATGACTAAGCGTGAGCACATTTTCAAAGAGAACAAGTTGACTGGTGATGTCGAGTTTGATTGTGTCGAGGTTCCAAATCTCTTGATAGAGGATGAAATCTATTATGTGATATTAAAATTTGGAGATCAGTTCTATTATACTGATGTCCGCAAAGATTTCAAGTTGACACCACTCAGGCATGTTGGCAAACGTAAAGAACGTGAGGAAATGTACACCAGAGATTATGTGAATCTTGGTGTTCATACTCCATTTGAGCTTTTGAATGGATCTGGTGCCATATCAGAATGGGTTAAGACTGCAAAGTGGATGGGGCATAAAAGTATTGGTATTTGTGACAAAAATACTATGGCCGCAACACTCCAGCTTCAAAAAGAAGCAAGAGGTGCCGGCATCGGATATGTCTTTGGGTATTCGCTGGTGATGCAGATTGACGGTGAAGAGATCGGTGCTAAAATATATGTTCACACTCAGAAAGGATTTCGTAATCTTTTGAGAATCCAGAAGGCCATTAATGTTGATCGAGAAGACGGAATGATTGATTATCTGGAAGTTCTGAATAGGGCAGAGGGTAATGTAATCGTCTTTGATAAATGGTCTGGTGAGTGGATGACTCAGAATAAGGAGCTTTTGAAGGATTTCGATAAGGCATTCGATGGTTGGGTGTTCTTCCAGGTTGACATGAGTGAATACCGTGCTGACCGTATAGATTCCAGATTGTTGGATTCTCAAAAGGCTTTCTTTGATGGGTTTTATAAATCTGGAAAATGGGATCTTGGAATCGAGCCAGTTCTTATTGAGGATTGCTACTATATTGATTCTGATGAATACAAAAACAAAATTGTCCTGAATAAAATCGATACTGGTGTCACCCATGAGCTTTCGTATGCCCAGTTCTATAAGGACGTGGACCAGTTGTATGATGAATTCTGTGATTTGTTCTCAGAGAAATATGGTGATGATGTATTCGATTTGATGGTTGACAATACGGTTCTGATTGCCAGTGAGAGTGATGCTGAGTACAATACGTCTTCAGTAAACTATGCGCCTCGTTATTCTATGACAGAAGAAGAGGAAGCAAAATATGGCAACACCCACAATATGTTTAATCAATTGATTGAAGAGGGGTTCCAGCGTCTTGTTCCAAAAGGTAAAGAATCCGAATATCGCAAGCGTCTGGAATATGAGAAATATGTTATTGAGAGTACAGATAATGTTGACTATTATTTGATCACCTGGGACGAGATAAACTGGGCGCGTAAGAATGGTATTGCAGTTGGAGTAGGACGTGGTTCTGCTGGTGGGTGTCTCCTTAGTTTCTTGTTGGGAATAACCCAGATTGATCCGATGCCATTTGACTTGTTGTTTGAGCGTTTCCTTCTTCCAGAGCGCGGTGGACTGGAGCCAGCAAAGGTTACTGTTATTGGTGATGATATTGCTAAGAAAGAATATGTCGAAGTAAAAATGGAAGATGGTCAGGTCATTAACTTTGCTGATGATGCAGAATTTCTGGTTCTCAGGGGTGATGAAGAGGTCACTGTTCTTGGTCGGGAATTGATGCCTGGTGATGACATCATTTTAGATAGAAAAGACGAATTGTTCACAGTAGAAGAATTGTAATTATGAAGATAGATAGCGTAGAAATTAAGTGTGGTAAGAAACCACGTAAAGTTGTTGACTCATTTGTTGATGACGGATACAGAAAGACCATGCGTGGCTCACTTCCAGATATTGATACTGACTTTGATGCAGATAAGCGTCCAGAAGTCAAGGCATACCTGGAGAGACGTTATAATCATGATGGTAAACAGCGCGTTTTCTCTGCTGGTACGTTTACTACTGAGCAAATTCGTTCTGTTATTAAGGATGTGTGCCGTGTTCATCGTGTTTCTGCTAATATGGCCAATTACATTACGGCTATTATTGACTCTGGTACTGATTGGACTGGATTGATGCAGCTTGCAGTCAAGGAAAAGAAAGTACGTGATTTCATAGAGAAGCACTGGGATGTTTTTGAAGAGATACGTCCAATTATGTTCCAACCTCGCTCTCCAGGTGTTCATGCGTCGGCACTGGTGATCACTCCAGATATTATCGAAGGTGAAGACGTAGAGTGTTTTGACATTATTCCTATTAAAAAGATGGATGGACTCCTGGTATCTGAATTGAGTGGTGTGGAGTTGGATGAATTGGGTCTCCTAAAGAATGACGTGCTTGGTATTGCTGAGCTTTCCAGATTGGATGAAATGATTCAGATCTGTAATAATGTATATCACACCAATTTGTCTATTGAGGGTTTGGCCACCAGTTCTTTAGATGAACCAAAGGTATTCGAGATCATCAATAAGGGCCTTACACAAGGTATCTTCCAGCTGTCATCTGTTGGTATGACCAGATTTGTCAGAAGTATGCACCCTGATTGCATTAATGATGTGATCGCTGCCAATGCTTTGTTCCGTCCAGCTACATTGGATTCTGGAGCTGCTGGTATGTATGTTGATGCTAAGAACGGAACTGTTGACCCTGAATATCTCTGGGGAACTTATGACATTCTAAAAGATACCTATGCTGTTGCTGCCTACCAGGAACAATATGCTGCCCTTGCAAGAAGTATCGGTGGTTTAAGTTTGGGTGATGGTGTTAATCTTGTGAAAGCCATTTCTAAGAAGAAAGTTGAAAAAATCCGCAAATTCAAGGATAAGTTCTATGCCGGTGCTCAGAAAAAGGGATGTCCTGATGAAGTTCGTGATCGTGTATGGAGCATTATCGAAGGTGGTGCTACTTATGGATTTAACAAGAGCCACGCTACCGCATACGGTATTACGGCATACATTGGAGCATATATCAAGGCATTATATCCGACTGCTTTCTACACTGTATTGTTGAAGTGGGGTAAGGACGAGAACATTCCAGCTATTCTTGCAGAAATGAGAGAGTTTGGCAATATCACGATTACCCATCCAGACATCAATGTTTCGACTGATAATTTTGAGACTGACTATGAGACTAACGAGATTTATTGGTCACTCCTTAGAATCAAATTTGTCGGTGTTAGTATGGTCGATTTTATTGTTAAGAACAGAAATCGCTATGGAAAGTTTATGGACCTGGAAGACTTCATTACACGTATCTTCAAACACAAATTCAAGAAGTATAAGAGCTTTGAGGACGAAGATAATGAGGAAGAATATAAGAGGTGCCCAGTTACTGCCAAGACTGTCAAGAATCTCATTATGGCTGGTGCCTTTGATAAGGTTGAGAATGTCGGTTCTGTTACTGAGCGATATGGTCTTCTCAAACATGCTGCTGAGCTTCTTGGGTTTGAAATCAAGGAGAAGGAAGTTCCTCAGGAGCTTCGTGATAAGCATTGGTTCTGGAGTCAGCAACAAATTAATCTTTCTGGTATCGGTTCTGTTGATTACGAAAGAATTTATAAGAATGAGACACTGCCTTCCAGCATGTACAATTATACCTATTTCTCACTTGATAATCTCCAGCAACCTGGACTTGGTGATAGAAAAGTCGGTGTTTGTGCTACTATTGCTGAAGTTGAAGAGCGCAGTTATAAAGACAAAAAGACTGGTGAAAAGAAGTATTACGGAAAGATATTGCTTCAACAGAATATCGATACTGCCACGTTGGTTATTTGGCATGACACTTGGATGAATGCAAAACAGTATTTTATGCACAAAAAGGATTCTATTGTGATCTTTGCCGGTAACGCCAAGTGGAGCGATTATGACGAGAAGAATATTCTTCAGATTAATAAAGGTTCGTACATTACTAATATTTAAATATCAAGATTATGCCAACAAAAGACAAAAATGCATTAAGGAACTACAATGCCTCTTATTATCGGGACCACCGTGATGATAGGAAAGCTGCTGCAAAGGCCAGGTATGAAGAGAAAAAAGACGAGATCAATGCTAAGGCCCGTGAGCGCAGAAGACTCCAGAAGTTAGAGAAGATTCAAAAAGACCGTGAAAATGGGATCTGGGATTTTTAATAATGGCTGGGAAGTAATCCGAGAAGATGAATCTGCTATTGACCGTAAAATTAGGTTAGAAAACTTAAGTGAGGCTAAGAGGATTTACCATCGAAGGAAAGCTAAAGAGTGGGATGCTGCCCACCCAGAAGAGACGCGAAATCGTAAAAAAAGGTGGAGCCAAAATCACAAACAGTATTCGGATTACTCTAAGGAAAGAGAAAAACAATTAAGGTATGCAAAAAGAAAAAATATGGAGAAAAAGTTAGCAGACAAAAGGAAGAAAATCATGTGTATCTATGGTGTCTCAGGCTCTGGAAAGACCTTGGCATCATTACACTTGAAGAAGAAGTATGGCGCACAAGTCATTTGTTCGTACACCACAAGGCCAATGAGACCTAAAGAAGTTGATGGCGTTGATCACTTCTTTGTATCTGAGGTTCCAGACAAAGACGCAATGCTTGCGTACACTCAGTATGGCGGTTATGAATACTGGGCTCTTAAATCCGATGTCCAGGGTGACATCACGGTATATGTGATTGATGAAGCTGGCATCAATATGTTGGATAAGCTACAGGACGAATTCAGAATCTATCCAGTTCGTACTGAAAGAAGCGAGACCAAGAGACTTAAGGCCGGTGTGTCAGAAGAGCGTATTGCCCGTGATAGAAACCGTCAGAAACTCAATAGAAGTGTGTTTGCTGTGGTTGAAAATGTTGGCACCAAAGCTCAGTTTTATAGAAAAATAGAAAGTGTTTACGAAAGAATCTTAAAATTATAAGTTATGGCAGCACCTAAAGAAAAACAATTTGTTCCAGTTGGTATTGTATTTGATACCGAAACTGGTGGTCTTGACAATCAGAAGTGTGGAGTTTGCCAAATATGTATGCACTCAGTTAGATTGGATACATTTGAAAGAACTGGTACGCTTAATATTTATGTCAAGCCATATAATAAGCGTGAAGAGATCCTGAAGCCTGTTAAGAAAAAGCAACTCAAAACCAAATATGAGATTGAGGATGAACAAGCTGGTATCGGTGAATTGATGGAGTACACAGATAAAGCCAAAGAAGTTCACGGATTGTCTTTGGATTTCCTCAGAGAGAATGGTCTTACATTGGAGGAAGCAGCTCAGGCAGTCATTGACTTTGTTAAGGGTTCCCAGATTACAGCAGGCAATAAAGGAAAGCCATTTCTTATCGGTCAACACATCTTGTTTGATGTCGGTATGCTGGAGCAGTTCTTAATGTATGCTGGTCTGTGGGAAGATTTTTGTAAGTTGGTTCAGGGAGACAAGGATTTCTTCGGACACTTCCAGCCTCTGATTCTTGATACGATGGTGATGGGTTATCTCGCATTCTGTAATACAAATCTCACCAGTTATGCTCTTGGAATGCTGTGCGAGGCCCTTGGAATCGAGATAGATGATGCTCACGATGCCGACTCAGATGTGACAGCCACTGAAGATATTGTCAGGATATTCACTACCAGAATGCGTAATGCCAATGGCGGTGATGAAGAAGGCTCTGGAATGGTTGAGAACAAACAGGAGAAAAAGCGCGTTCACTTTAAAATTTAGGGATTATGGGATATGTTTTAGACAAAGAGAGTGGTACTTTTGTTGAGGAAACCCCAAAAGAAGTTCAGGCTCAACAAAAAGAAAATGTTGTTGAAAATAAGGGCGACAATGTTGATATAGTAAATAAGGACAAACCAAATGTGGTTTCTGGTGCCGGTCTTGAAAACGAGCCAACTGAGACATTTAAGAGACTCACTGATTTGTCTGTGTTCCAGATTGTCGATCAGCAGACTGGAAAGGTCATGGGAATCATTAGTGGATATGCTCTTCAGATTAAGTTCAATCGTGAGGTCATAACATGTACAGCTGATGTCGAACAATGTTCTGAAGGTATTAAAAAGCTGTTCTACGGAATTATTATGGACCAGTTGTTAGAAAGCAAATAATACAATCAATCACCTGGGGTATCACTTGCCAGCTATTTTAAATAAAAGAATAGATATGGCAAGTGAATTCTATACACGGCTGACAGAGGTGGAGCAGGATTTCTGCATTCTTCTTATAGAAGGAAGTGGAGATTATGCTGGAAATCCTGAGAAGTGTTATCTCGAAACAATTGGTAAAGAAGAGAAGATCGAAGAAAATGATCCTTTTCTTGGCCATTATGTCAGAGAAACACTTGGCCGTGAGGACATCCAGGGTTATATAAAAGAGCTTAAAGACAGCGTTGACAGTGAAGTTGACAATGAAATCTTACGCTCTTATCTGAAGTCGCGTCTTATCAAAATCATTGATGAGTGTTCGACTGCATCTTATACGGACCGGAGAGGCACTAAGCTTTCTCCGGCCCCGTTGCGTTCTGTGGCTAATCATTCTATCAAGACACTGATTGATCTGACTCCAGGTTTGGTCAAGCATGATGAAGGAGATAGAAACGGTGATGATGAAAACAAGGGCATGACGTTCAATGTTGTGGCACCTCCAAAGCCAGAAAAATCCAAAGAACAAATAGCCCTTGAGAAGTCTGTTGAATCAGAAAATCAATAAACAAAAAGGATAAGAAAGATGAATAATGGACTTCGTAACACCATTGTTGGTGCGCTCATTACGATTGTGGTAACATTCGTTGGAGCATGGATTCAAGTAAACAACCGGATTGCTGTTCTGGAAGTACAGATGGACACTTATGTCAAAATGCAGCAAAAAAACGAGGCTGACATGGACAAGATGTTGGACAAGTTAAATGACATTCAAAGTAAGGTGACAAAGTTAAACACCGAATTTGAAATGGTTCATAAGAATAAATAATGATATACAACTACGATCCACACCAAAAGATCCAGGAGAAGGCCCATGTTGTTATTGAGGACTCCAGTGAACTTAGAGCCATGCATCTTGATGAATTTATCGGGATGGAAGGAATGGTTGTGTCTCTTGTGAAGAGGTCTAAGCGAAACAGTGGTGCATGGGTCAGGATGCTTGGTGGTGAGTATGACAAAGAAGAGTGGTTTTTTCCCATTCTTGCCCTTAGGGATGTCAATGCAAAGTCAATCGAAGAAGAATTTGGAGATTTCGTAATTTAACTCATATATGAAAAGAAATTCAGTGCTTGCAGCACTATTGTTGATGTTGTTCATGGTTGCAGCCCCCTGCCTGCTTGGGGGCTGTTCTCCAAAAGTCATTGAGAGAATCATTCATGAAACCGACACTCTGAGGACTGTCGATTCCGTTATTGTTGTGACACGTCCGGACACAGTTAAGATTGAGGTTCCAAGTTCTTCTCAGGATGTCGTAACCAAAGATACAGCGTCACACCTGGAAGATAATCTGTATGTGTCGGATGCAAGCTGGGATGGCCAGTTTCTTCATCATTCATTGAAGAGCAAGCCAGGTGCGCAGCTTGTCAAGACTGTCGAGGTACACGATACTATAAAAATCAAGGAAAAGGAACAGTCTCATAATAAAGAAGCAAAGGAAAAAGAGACCATATACGTACAGCCAACCTGGAAAGATAAAATAGAATATGCCGGATATGGTCTTGGTGTTGGACTCATAATTCTATTGTTGTATGTGTTTAGAAAGAAAATCCGAAGAATTTATGAAATCATTGGGCTCTAATGTTCCCAGTCGATTGAAAAAAGTCAAATACAAACCCCAAACATCAAACAGTTATGAAAAGAAAATTGCACATCAAGGAAAGGCTCTACCTGATGAATATACTTCCTCAGGAGAATTCACTGGTTAATTTCCAGTTGAAGAAGGGTCTCATGAAGAAGGTCGAGCTGACCGATGAAGATCGTGAGAAATTCGAAATCAAAGTTGACGAAGAAAGCCAGAACATGACCTGGAATGCCCAGAAGGATTTCGACAACCCTATTGAGTTTGAATTTTCCGATATGGAGTGTGAATATGTCCGTAAGGCCATTGAAGCACTGTCAGATGGCCAGCACCCAGATGAATACTGGTTAATTGTGACTACGTTGTACGATAAGCTCCAGAATACGGAGTCAACAGAGTAAGTTTCATAAAGTATTTGTTTTAGTTTCCTCCTGGTTTAATCATCCAGGAGGTTTTTTGTTTGGCTATTTCTAATAAAGAATAAGATGAGAAAACTTGTGCCTTACAAAGGCAATATCAATTGTGAGCCGTCATACAAACAGTTTCTTGTGTGGCAGATGCTTGAACCAAATCGTTGCGATAAATGTGGCAGCGAACTTGAAATGCGTCCAGTCGGCTACGATAATAACGGAAATGTCATAAAAAAGCCATTCTGTAAAAAATGTGGTACATCAGATATTCCGCGTCTTGTTTTGTATGGAGGTGCAGCAGGATCTGGTAAATCATGGCTTGGTTGTGCCTGGGGTGTCAGTACGTGTCTCAGGTTTCCAGGCGCAAGATTCGCTCTTTGTCGTAAAATCCTGAAAGTATTGAGAGGTACGACATTCGTGACACTCCAGGGTGTTCTTAAAACATTCGGATTAAAAGAAGGTGTGAACTACCATGTGGACTATGTGAATCTTATTGTGACATTCTGGAATGGCTCTAAAATCATTTGTCTTGGACTGGAAGACAAACCGAGCGATCCTGAATTCTCTTGGTTGGGTTCATACGAAATCACAGCTGGATATATTGATGAAGCATCTGAAGTATCAGAAAAGGCTGTCGAGGTTCTTCTGTCTCGTTGTCGTTGGATGATTGCTGAGACGTTCTTGGTTCCAAAGGTTCTGATGGGAACGAACCCAGCTATTTGTTGGCTGAGAGAGAAGTTCGTCCAGGATGAAAACGGTAAGCCACTGGAGATATTGCCAGAAGGATATAGATTTGTACCGGCAACTGTATTTGACAACAAAGATCCAGATTTCGTTGCAGTATATGTGAACAACCTTCTCAATATTAAAGATGTCTATACACGAAACCGTCTTCTGCATGGTTTGTGGGATAATCCTTCAGGCAATGCAAATGCAGCTTATCACTCATTCAATTCCATCATGCATACAAAGACTGGGTTGCGTGAGAGGGTATATAATAAGTTGCGTCCGCTTATATTGAGTTTTGACTTCAATGTGGCACCATATTCTACTTGTATTGTTTGCCAGATTGACTATGACCACAAGGTGTTCTATGTACTGGAAGAAATTCTTGGTAAAATCAAGGAAAAGACAAACAATACTCCAGCACTCGCAAAGGTTGTCTCAGATACATTGAGCGCAAGAGGTCATCTTGGAGGTGTCATTATTACTGGAGACCCCAGTGGTGCCAGCAGATCCACTCAGTCAGAAGATGGTGTCAATAACTATACGATTATCCAGAAATTCATGAATGATGATGTTCTGAGGCCAAGAATTCAACTGTTGAACAAACAGCCAGCGCACATCACCAGATTGGATTTCATAAATCAATTGTTTGAAGGTTATGATGGCTGGAGCGTTCAGATAGATTTCAGGTGTCACAAACTTGTCGAAGACCTATTACGTCAAATGAAGAATGAAGATGGTACTAAGTGTAAGCATGTCGGATTAAGTCCTGATGGTATCAAGTGTGAGCTTCTTGGCCATTGTAGTGATGCCTTTGATTATGCTGTTGTGACATTCCTGGGAAAGATGTATTCTCAATTCAAGGCTCATACGACATCACCAGTGGTTACAATACCAGACAATATGAATGCCTATGGAGTTGCATCGGAATGGGATTACTAAAGCTATTTAAAATAAAGAATGAATTATGGCATACAGACGATTTCTTAATGATACTGATTACCTCTCCACAATGACGGAGACTGGTATGTCTCAACTTATTCGTGAGCGTCATGCGCGAGTTATTCAGGCTGAGCAAAGTGCGGAGTTGTCTATCATAGAGTACCTGAAACAGCACTATATGATAGAAGAGGAGCTTCTGAAAGGTAAGAAGATTGCTGAATACAACAATCAGATTACATATCCACCAGATGTGTATTTCCTGTATCCAGATGTAAATGATGACAATAGGCTGAGGATTTTCCGTACACTCACCAGTATCAATGCCATCAAACGTCCGACTGATAAGTTGTATTGGCGTGAAATGGATAGCTTTGAGGAAATCGGAAATCTGGAAGAGATACCATGTTATTCTCAGATGGTCACATGGAAACCTGGTATGAAGGTCAAGTACAATAATTCTGTGTGGATCTGTCTGGTAGGAAATGGTATTGAATTCAAGAACATCCAGATCCCAGGTGTTGTCGCATGGAAGCGTATTGAAACTTATGAGTGGCAACCGAACCTCTCATATAATTTCTATGATGTTGTTCGTTATGAAGGCGAATTCTTCATGTTATTGGATACGGCCAATCTTGAAACTATGGATAAGACAGCAAATCCAGTAATCTCTGAAGAGTGGGGGCAGATTGGTGACTATACTGAAGAATACAATTACGATGTGAATGAGCATGAGTATGTCGTATTCAAAGATGAAGTATATTATCCGATTATGCCCGTCAATGCTGAGGAACCAGTCCAAAATGAGAATATTATACTGGATGACCCCAGAAATCTCAATCTGGTAAAGCACATGACACGTCTTGCTGTATATGAATTGCACAAATTGATTTCTCCAACCAATATTTCAAATGTCCGTATCAATGACTACAATGATTCGATCATGTGGTTGAAGGATGCCCAGAAATTCAGACTTGACCCGCAAATTCCTCGCAGGATTGACGAAAGGGAGAATTATCCTTATACCGGTAGCGTAGTGGTTGATTTTGCGCGAGACCTGGATCCCTGGAAGATGACGTGGTTTGTATAATATATAAATAATGTACGTGCGCGAGGAGATTTTCTTATTTATCTCATAATTGATTAAAATTAATTAATAAAAAAATTGAGTTTTCTCTCAGAAGGCCCTATCCGTGAGGACGGGGCCTTTAAAATTCTTCAGAAATCAGTTGCATTCAATACCATATCCCTGGAAGTCACATCGCCTTGGTTGTTATAATAGATGGCCTCACAGTTTTTGACAGAAGTTCCAGCTAAGTTTGCCACATATATAACTGGAATGCCTTTACTGATATAATGGGTGATTCCGGTATGTCTGAACACATAATTGTGCAAGGGAAAACTAACACCTATCATAGGACCAACCTTTTTGAGCCACACATTGACACGTTGGACGAATTTGTTGATGTCCTGGTTACTGTCCTTATAATGTGCGACTCTGGCATCTGTCCTGACAGGGAAGATATATCCGTCCTTAGATTTGTGCTTCCATCGTTTCATGATTTCACGCATACGTGGATTGATAGGGACAGAGCAATCCGTAGACTGCTTTCCAGCTATCTTTCGCCTCTTGAATACAAAGTGATCAACACCATTGAGAGTCTGGATGTCATCATACTTCAGGCAGAGTGCATCACATGGTGACTGGCACGTATATAATATAAAAGTACAAAAATCATGGTATAATTGCGATTTCCAGGCCATCTGAGGCGATTTTGGATGTACTGGCAGCTGATTCTTCGTCAAATTAATAAAAGCGTTGCATTGGGCCTTTGTAAGAGTTTCATATTTTCGGACTGACTCTTTATTCTTCTTGGCCCATCGGACACCTTTTAGACAATCAATATCGAAATACCCCATCTTGTCACCCCAGTTCAATGTGGCATGGAGAGACTGAGAAACATAATATTTGCACCCGTCACCTCGTTCTGATTCCAGATAGTCCAGAATATCGTTTACCAAATCAACTGTGATGTCTGCTAATTGGATTTTGGAATAGTCCTGGTGATTTGCCCTGAAGTATTCCTTAATTCGTTTCTCAGCCTTTTCATAGGCACCATACGTGCCCTTCATGCTGCCATCTTTATGTTTCTCCAGTTTCTTTTCCACAATCATTCTGGAGATCAGCCAATGAAGACTGGAGACATCTTCTTTCTTTTCTTCTGGTTTGACAGCAAGAAGAAACCCAGACAAAGATCCTTCCCAGGTCTTTGCCAATTCATCATAGGGTTTTCTGAAGTCTTCCAGGATCTTGTTGTTCTCCTCACTGAGTGGGGCAGATTTTGTGAAACACTGGCGTTTCTGGTTCCAGTG